ATTTTCTGCGTAATGTTCTGACAATCCTTCACGAGAATCAGGTACATAATTTAAGAAGCATGAGATAGGAAGTCCTCTGTCTGTACCACCATTAGATAATATGGGAGTAGCAAACATAAACCATAGCTTCGATGAGTAATCATACAACCTTTTCGCATGGGCATCTGAGTCTGCAAAAGCTGCGGCAGCTCTAGCAAATGCTTCCTGGGGTGATTTCTCTGTGGGTAACATGTATCTGTCTCGAAGAACTTCTTTACCGAAGTCTGTCAAAAGATTGTCGCGTTCGACATCTATCTGTGGTTTATTTATCATCGTAATTCCTATCTATGTTGTGTGAAAGTCTGTAGTATATCATATAATTTGCCTGCTGTCCACATGTATTAACCTAAGTTACGTAAAAATAATGTAGAGTATTCAAACTTTTTCTCTTGACAAAACAAATCATCAACTGTATCTATCAAATCTAACTTCAACTCCTTGTTTAAATTCTTTACCACTTGGACTAAGCGTATCTCAGTCTGTGGATAAATCCTCTCAAGCACGGGACGGTACATATAATTTAACTGAACCCATGCTTTCTTAGTAGCTTTTAATTTACATTCGAGGACGAGGATAAACTTACGATCCTTATCTGGCAGGACTATGATGTCGGGTTGACACCAGCCTAGTCCCCGTCTGTCCTCGAACTCATACCATTGCCCATGTAAAACTTTGTCCCCATACAAAGCCTTCATATAATTAGCAATACGGTTTTCATAGATGAGGCCTGCCCTCTGTATGCCCTTGATTCGTGGAGAGGATATGAATCTTGGGCGATCATCGAGGGCTTTGACCCATCGTAGACCTCGGATTACATTGCGTCTTTTCTGCATAGGAATACCAATTCAGATTCAACACGGATATAACCCGAGTCTTCCATTGCTTGGATATACTGTGGGATTTCTCCCGGTGACATTATCTTGGTCAATAATTGCCGTTTAAACAGCTTTAAACGCACGTGAGAGCGGTTATTATTAAACACAGTAGTCTCCAACCAGTCCTTCATGTTATGAGCAATTCTGCCAGTTTTACTCATACCAAAACCTTCCAGTGCCTTAGGCATATCCTTCTCCATATCGAACATAATCTTCTTAGTTCTATCCCAATCACTGCCAGTAATTACTTTAGTTCCTCTACGAGAAGCACTAACAGACATGGCAATCTTTAAGAAATGAGATACCCTACGTTGATTATACTCCAACATGTTGGGATCAGTAGGCACTGGTTCTATGTATTGTTGAAAATCTTTTTCCATTATCTCTTTAGCTTCTGGGTCAACTGTAAATTCACCATGCATTCTAGCTATGAGACTTAAGTCATGTCTTAGATTTTCTACTTTGTCCTCATCAATCTTATCATTATATAAACTTTGCGGTATCTGGGTACCCTCGTGGTAGATGGGTAACATCCTGGATAACAGTCCTTGTGAAGCTGCATCCTCTGGTAAGTTATCCACAAACTGTTGAGGCGTAGCACAAGCAATCCAATTAAGACATGGTCCTTTAATAAATTGTGATGAACCTGTTTTAATCTGATGGCTGTATGAATCTTTACTATCCCACATATCAGTTAAGAACATCTGTAAATATTGTGAAGTTCTATTCATAAATGTACCAAACTCTGAGGTAACTAAAGTCAAAGATGAATCGTAAAACAATTCAGTATTACCTACACGTAAATCTAATCTAGATACTTTCTGCATTTCGACTGCTAATTTTTCTGGTGTAATTCTATCTTGAATAAAATGTAAAGGATAATTTTTTAAACCATACTTAGTTAGACCGCTATTAAATTCTTCATGATCTTCTTCTGTTCCAATAGGTGTAGTCAGTTTAGAAAACACTTTAGAGAACGGCAAGATCAGCGATACAGATTTGTTTCTACCTGGTGGTGCAATCAATACTACAAATATGTTAGGACGTATCTCATAGTTAACCATAGAGAACCAACACTTACGACCGAGTGCTCCTGCAACAGCCGAGATCGCAGTCCATTGAGAAAACTTATCTGGGATAGGTGTCCCTCTAGTTATATCTAAACAGCCATTTATAAAGTCTGTTGTCTTACGCATTCGCTCCCCACTTCTTTAAGTTTTTCCAGGAATCTCCTACCTCTGCGTCAGAAGGTATCACCATGGTTTTACCTTTAACTTCAACAGGATTTTCCAAACAACCAATTACTTTTGGTATTAAATAATCTACTTTATTAATAGGACATTGACCTAACACTGCGTCATGTACTTGCCCTAGTATTTCCACACCTTCATCAAACAATTCTTTCCATACTCTATACAATCCTAAGTTTAATAAGTCACCGATTGTAGATTGTGGAAGATAGGCAATAGCTTTTCTTGCATAGTGTTCATCATCTAGTCTACCCCAGAATTGTCTACGTCTACCGAACGGTGTAATAAGATTACCTGTTGTCTGTAATTCTTTTATAACTTCTGTGTGCCAAGTTCTTATACCAGGGAATGCCCCCTTCACACGCACAAGCTGCTGGCTTCCGCTACCTATAACTTCTCCTATCTCTATTAGTTCTTCAAAGCCACCACGTTTATCTTGTTTGTGCCAACGTTCAAGAGAAGTAAGAGGAACTACGCCACCAAAATATAATAACTGAAATCTTGTAGCATGTGCTACTTTAATTTTAGTATGACGTGCAACCGTGTTAGCTGACGCCCCATAGTTAGTACCATGACCTGCTCGTTTACATACATCACGATAAGAAAAGTTTCCATAGTAAGGACGCTCTGCTAGTTCTCTGTTCTGTGCGTTGTCTTCTGTCCAACCCATGTTAGGCCAAACCATTTTAGCTACCTCAGTGTGTAGGTCTGATGATTCAACGGCATTGATATAACCTTCGTCACCTGACAGGTAAGCAGTTGCCCTGGATTCTGCAGCTTGTAAGTCTGCGTAGAACATGACACGTCCTCTGTCTGGTATGAACATAGCCCGCAAGTCCTTTGTAATATTCTGTAAGTTTGTACCTGTACCCCAAGGACTTTCAGATGAAGACCATCTACCTGTCTCTGTGCCTGCCACATTATATGAACAACGTATACGTCCATCAGAATCTCTCTTTGCTTTCAACACAGATAATTGTTTATCAATATCACGTAAGGTAATAATAGTTTTACAGAAAGGACGAGCACGAGGATACTCTTCTATCATATGTTCAAGTGCTTCTCTGTCTGTTGATATCTTTTGTTTACCTTTCTCATATTTAATTTGTACTGGAAGATTTAGATACTCGTACAACATAGCCTTTAATTGTACTGGACTGTTATGATTTAAGTCCTTGTCCCAAACTGCGTTCGCGAAAAGGTTGAGCATTCTTTCTAGCTTTAATCTTTTCTTTTGTAAGGGGGCACGTATCATAGTAACTGCCCTCTCATCTACACGTAACCCACGCAATACCATTGATATGGCTGGACCTAAAGAGTTACGTTCAAACTCGTATGTATTCTTTGTATTGTTATCTAGTTGAGGAGAAAGTTTACCCCATATCTCTGTGGTTAAATTACAATCTAACCCACAATAAACCCACAGTACTTGTTCTGAATTAAGTTTTAAATCCTTAATCTCTGTGTTCTTTATTATCCTCGCCATCTAATCTCTCCTGTATTTCTCTCGCTATTGCCATGTAGGCTGATGCATCCAGGTATGTGTCCTCTGTTCTGGATCCTTGCTTCAGTCTAGCTATCTTTAATAAGCACATCATGACTGCTACATCATGAGGGCTGACAGTCGTATCTAAATATGCTGTCCATAAGTCTGCAATGTTAATGTGATTATGAAGCTTATCTCCATAATCTTTTTGACGGTCACCATTTACTAAGTCACTTGCTTTTCTTAGCAGCTCGGATGACCTCCCTGTTGTTGTCATATTCTCCCTCCTTGTATCGTTCAAATTCTTTTCTTGCACGCATGTGGTCTACCGCAGCTAGATCACACACAAATTTAAAATCGTCATACTTATACTTCAACCATTTCTCCACTTCCTTTTTGTATTTCAATCCTTCTTCTGACTTTCCCGTGTAGGAATAGTCTTGTACTGCCTGATCGAGAACAGCCCTCCATAAATTGTAGTGGTTCTCTATATCCTTTGAATCCTCTGGCATTGGCTTTACCGAGAATAATTCTGATCGTTTCATTTCTATTCATCTGCTTTGGTACTCTTTGAAAACTTGGCTAGTGTTTTCCAAGCACTCTCATTTGTGTAAATCGAGCCTAAGAAACCTAAACCTTTTTCTTGTTCTGGTTGCAGTGAATGTTGGGCATGCATGGTATCATGTGTGATACCTTTAACTTTTATTTTTTGTTTGTGAGCGAGCCATGATATATCATATAGTTGATTCTGTGCTACCTTTACAATCTCTTCGTCTTCCAGGATCTTACGTACCCACTGCCAGGCCGCCACTTCTTCGGTAGCGTTCCAATAGTTTTGGGTGTCAGTATTCTTATCACGAAAAGGAACTACGATTGCAGTTCGAGGATTAGGTGCAAAGCCTATACATACGATAGAGCCTTCTGCTGTTTCAATATCAAATGCGAGAGGGTCGTTGTGATTTGCTTTACTAATGTATTTAGTATAGAACGTATCTAAATCTGAGAGAGTAGGTTCAATCCATATCTCTCTTTCTGTATGTTCTAATGTTTTGCTGAGCGATTCGCTTTTAGCTTTGATTAAATCAGAAGCTACGTGAGGTCGCCACTTAAAATTTTTAACGACAGCAACAGGACTATAAGTTGCAAGTACTTTATATGGAGAAGAAAGGAGACTTGTTTGTAGTGTAGCCCCTCTATAAGTACCAACTTTATCTAGACCTGTCACTGCCCACAAAGATAATGAACCCATTGCGATAATGATATTTGGATTGGCTTCTTCTATTTCTTTGTGTAAC